GGCTGGGCAGTAACATGAGTTTTCAGTTTAATTCTGACAGAGAACAAATTAGAGGCGTTGACTCTACAATCATCGGATCTGGTTCTGTACGTATCAGATCTGGTTCTGGAATTGAAGAGCGAGAAATTTTCCAGGCAAAAGTCGATGCTACATCTGGTCTACCCAGAGTTGGTATTAATAGAACAGGAAGACGTGTTGATTCTATTAATGTACTTACAGCAGGTTCTGGTTATAGTTCTCAACCATCTGTCAATATTGCTCCCCCAACTTTAGTAGGTGGTATTCAGGCAATTGCTTCTGCTTCAACAGATAATTTTGGTAGAATTACTGGTATTCAAATTGATAATCCAGGTGACGGTTATGAATTTCCTCCTCAAATATTAATCGAAGGTGGTGGTGGTCAAGGTGGCACTGCCCAGGCATTCCTCGATACAATTGATTTCGAACTTGACGTTAATGGTGCCATTAGAACATCAACGTCTATTATTTCGGATACAGCAAACATTCTCAACCTAGACATCAACAATCTGGTGACACCAGATTTGAAAGTTCGTGGACCAGATCTTAAGACATGGGCAAACGGATCTGGAACCAGATTCCCAACTAATGTTGAAGTCAATAAAGATGCTTATTACTTCGAAGGTAATAACGTCTATCAGATGTTGAATAGTGGTGTTACCGATATTCTACCACCATTCCATACAGATGGAGTTGAACTTAACGGCGAAGTTCAAGTCAAGCACATTGGTTATAGAGTAGATTCTCCTGCTCTTCCTTTCTATGGAGAAACTGGGGAATCTGGTCTTTTCCCACGTTCTATTACTCCACTGCTTGGCGATAGATCTACTAAGATTGCTACCACAGAATATGTCTTAAACCTAGCAACAAACGACGTTGGTGGTCGTATCTATGTTTCGGAACAGATTGGTAACGATAACAACGATGGTCGTTCACCAGTTAACCCTGTTAGAACAATTAAGAGAGCATGTCAACTGGCATGGGAAACTCCTGGTGTTAAAGAATCTATCATCATTGCTGGTGGTAATTATATCGAAGATAACCCAATTTCAATTCCACCAGATGCTTCTATTGTAGGCGATAACCTTCGTCTGGTTATTATCAGACCAGCTAATACGGGTAAGCACATCTTCAAGTTTGGCGATAAGAACTATGTTATTGGCGTAACATATCAAGACCAAGTTAACTCTTCTGGTGCTTCTGTTGGCACCTGGGACTTTGCTATGGTCTTTGATGACAAGCAAAGGATTACTTATGATATTGCTGCCAACGGAGATTTCGGAATTGAATTCCCTGTAGGTCATCAGTTCTTTGGTAACGAATCATTTCAAGCAAACTTTAGTTCTAACCTCACTGGTTTAGATCAGTTATCAGCAGGCATTGAAATTTTTGGTGTTAACTCTGGTGGTGTTGGTGTTATTGGTGAAGTTGTATTCGACGAAACTGATCCAGCAGCTGATGATACTTATGAAACTGGTCAGTTAAAAAATATTGTAAGAACTTCTGGTAATACGTTTAATAACTCAGAATCATTCTTCTATGGTGGTACAGGAACAACCAAATGGCAACCAGAGACGGACTACGATCTTGGAGACATTGTTTGGACTAATGCTGTTCTTGGAGACCAATCTCTAACTGGTTATGTTTACACAGTAACTCAAGCTGGTACTTCTGGCACAACTAACCCCGACCATGGTGCTGGTGCTGCTCTTAACGGAACCGTAGAATTTACATTCTTGCGTGGAGTTTATATCTTTACTGGTTCCCAAGTATCATCAACTACTCCAGAAGGTGAAGTTGTATTTACTAGTAAAGAGTATCAAACTAGTGATGATTTACCAATTCAATTAGTTGATTTTAGTTTACAAGGTACATTTAATGATGGTTTCCAAAGTGAAATCTATGGTAGTGCTGAAGATTTGGGTGGTATTGTTTTCTACACAAACCAGTTAGATGGTGCTGCTAATATTCACGACTTCAAAGAAGGTGAAGAGATTGAAATTACTGGAATGCCAACAGTATCTCCAGACCTAAGTTTTTTAAACGGCAAGCATAGAATTTATAAAGTTATTGAAGATGCTGATGGTCGTTCTAGAAGATTTGTACTTCCAAAAAAAGTACCCGACTCGATTATATCAGACGAGCCACAAAATAATCCTTGGGATCCTGCTATTGCTGCTGCTACCCCAAGTGTAAGGACTTTCTCAAAGTCCGTCACAATGACGCTATTGAACACACCAAACAAGTTCCCTGTCGCTACACCAGTAGCAAGAAGATATCAGGATGCTTGTTCACAAATTAGAAACAACATTGATTTTATTGCCGACGAAGTTGTCAGAAAGATTAATGATCAGTTCAAGCAAGAGTACTTCTTTGCTTATGATATTGGTGCAGGTGGCGGATTTGATTTTAAAATTTACCTCGGTACTTCAAGATTTGCTCACACATACGTCAGTGGTGGTACAGTAACCGCTGGTGGTAATACTTATAATGTAACGAATTTTGTATACGACCACAACGTTACTGGTACAGCAACAATCACTATTGATTCTGCTCCAGCTTTTGCTGAGGATGACACTATTCTTCTTGCCGATCTCACTGTATCTTGTATCATTGATGGTGTAGTAACCCAAAAGGTCTATCCAAGTTTTAATATCCCTGTAAGCGACGCTAAGTGTCGTAGAGACGTTGGTCACTTCCTCAATGCTCTTATCCAGGACTTAGAATTTGGTAGCAACTATAATACTATCAATGCTGCCAGAAGATACTTCTCTGCTGGTCAAATTGAATATATTGATTATGAAATTATTCAAACCGTAAGAGCTATTGAGTATGCCAGGGAGTTGGCAATTTATGCCATGAGAAAGTGGCGTACTGGAACAGGACTTGCTGGCGAACCAGTATATGTTCCTCAGTATTCTACGATTGATCTCTATATTGACCCAACGGTTATTGATGATGTAGCAGCAACTGCTTGTGCTAACGTAGCATCTGCTATCAACACTTTGTCATATCTGTTTGTTGATATTATTGCCAATGATTCTTCTGGTACATATCTTGATGCTGCTTACCTGATTGCTAGAAACAGACACTTCATTGCTGATGAAGCATATCTAATTACTAAGTCACAATATCCAGCACTTGGTCTCAACAATGTTGACGAGCGTAAATGCCGTAGAGATATCAACTATATCATTAGCGGTGTACTTAGAGACCTTGTACTTGGTGGAAACACTGGTTCTGTAAATGCTGCCGAGTTCTACTTCACTGGAACTGCCCTCACTGGAGTTCCTGCTTCTGAACTTGGTCCAACCAGATATGCTTTTGAAAAGGTAAGAGATCTGTCGATCCTTGCCATGAGAAATTGGTATACCAATGGTGGCGCTGGTGCTGTATATACCCCACTTCAGTCAACCATTCCTCTCTTTACTGATAGTAGCATCCTTACAGATCCAGCAGGAACTCCATGGTGTGCTGCTGTAGAATCTTCACTAACCACTTCATTCGGATTGATTGATGGTATCTTAGAATATGCTGCTGATGATACAAGTCCAACAGCAATTCAACCTGGATCAACAACAAGGACAACTGGAACTCTTTATACTGGTGACAATGTAATTTCATATCCAGCTAATGTTCTTAGAGATTCTGAAGGAAATTATGTAACTATTCGTGCTGTAGCTGACGATTTTCCTATCATCTCGGCATCTCCATATACTCAGAATGCTTCTATTATCTCCAAGGCTGGTGGTAGTGGTGCTCTGATTGATGGATCTAAAGTTAAGAGTCCAAACTGCCCTTTCCCAGGTCTTACCGATGGTAAGGCAACTTACCCAAATCAGGGTAAGTCAATGGTCGCTTCGGCGTTCACAATTGTTTCCGAAAGAAATGGTACTGGATATAAGATTATTGAAGATGGTTATGTACAGTTGGTTTCTGTATTCTGTATCTTTACAGTTGATGGTATTCTTGCTGAATCTGGTGGTTATGCTTCGGTTACTAACTCTGCTTCGAACTTTGGTACATTTGCTCTAAGAGCAACTGGATATAGAAAAGAAGCATATTCATTTGATGCTGGATATGATTCTGATAATGGTTATGTAAGAGCACGTATCGATGCTGTCACAACAGCAGTTAGCGGACTCACAGAACTAACGATTGAAAATTTAGGAAGAGCACCACTTGAGCACTATATTATTAAGATTGATGGATATGAAACTAGAGATTCGGATCTTGAGTATTTTATCAATGATGTTGAACTTATTAACGACGGTGTTCCATATATAGCTCGCGTTACTGTAACTGATGGTACAGGTGGATCAGAAATTGATCTTAATGATTCTACTACAGGACTACCAGTAGCACCATCTGTTCTCACAGGAAAGAACATTGCTTTACATAGACCATCTATTGTTAACTCTTCATCTCACACGTTTGAATTTGTTGGTTCTGGAACTACATATGAAGCTCTGCCAGAAAATGGTGGTATCAAGAGGGGTAACCAAGAACAAGTATCAGAAAACTACGGTAGAGTTTATGCTTCAGGTACTGACGAACTTGGCGACTTCAAGGTTGGCGACTTCGTTATCATCGAAAACAGAACTGGTAACATTCAGTTTAAAGGAACGGTTTCGATCTCAGAAGTTGACTTCCTGAAACTGAGTGGTGGTGATGTTACGATTACTGGATTCAGTAAGTTAGCTACTCTCGGTGGAGATGATGCTAATGATCAAACTCTACCAACCCAGAAAGCTGTTAGGGACTTTGTTGTTAATAACCTTGGTCAGTACATCGGTAAAGGATTTACAACAAACAGAGTTCCAAGAAACCTCGTAGAACTGAATGATCAGGGTCTGATTTCAGAATCACAGCTACCAACTACAAGTCCAATTGAAGTTTATAGTGTAGCAAACGAAACTGAGCAATTAGCACTGGAAGGTGTTAGAGCTGGTGACATTGCTGTAGTAGATGGCGAAGCATTCATTCTCAACACTGATAGTGACTCACTATTCTTAGGTATTGCTGTAGATACTTCTTTACAATTCACAGTTAATGATATCTTTACTGGTAGCATCACTGGTGGTAAGATTCAACTTACAGAATATAGACCAGGCGTAATTAAGAATATTATTATTCCAGAAGGTGGCGGTGGTGCTGGTTATTCTACTTCAAATCCACCAACAGTTGTAATTACGGACGATGGAGTTGGAACTGGTCATATTCCAGCTGTAGCACAAGCAATTGTTGCTGGCGGAGAAGTTGTTGCTATTAACTTGGTTCTGTCTAACAGTGTGGTTGGTGGTCAAGGATACATCGGCGTTCCTACCATTTCATTTACAAATACTAGTGGTGGTGCTGGAGCACAAGCAACGGCAGAAATTGAATCCAGATTGTATGGTGACATTGTAAACAGCATTAAGATTGGTCCAAACGACTTTATTCAATCAAGCGATGTTCCTTCAGAAACTGTAGATGTTATTAGAGTTGTCAATACCTCAGCAAGCAATCCTGACAACTGGGTATCTCTCAATACTGGAACAATTTCTGCCGATGCCATTGTTGACGGTCCTATTCCAACTGATATTCTCGCCAATAATTCACAATCAGCAAACTCAGATAGTTTCCTTGCTGGAGATCAATCTTACAAAAAGGTTGTAAAATCATTCCGTAATATCGAAACAAGATATTTCTTGAGAACAGCAACCGCCTCTGCTTCTGATACAATTTTATTTGAGGTTAATTCTGAGAATGATACTAATGCTTTGATTGTTGGTCATAGTTTAGCAACTGCTACTGGCATCCAACCAGGAACAACAATTGATCAGATAACATCGGTTACTGTGGGTACTACAAACTATGTTAGAATTACTCTAAGTGACGGATTGACATCAGAAATTCCAGCTGGCACTATTATCCAATTTAACAGACCAGAATCCCCTGTTCGTGTAACATCTCTACTAAGAACTATTGGTGCTGTAGATAAAGTTTTGATTATTAATGGAGGAACTGGATTTGCTAGTGATTATGATGGTAATAGAGTATTCGGTAATATTGAAGTAACTGGAGGATCTGAAGGAACTGGGTTAAGATTAGATATTACTGTTGTTGGTGGAGTTGTTACTAACGTAGCAATTGCTAATCCTGGAACTGGATTTGATGGTGACTTCACGATTGATACTCCATCGGAAATTGGAACAGGTGGATCTGGATTAATTCTTCAAGCTAAAGTTCAGCAAAAAGAAAAACTTGAGGGTGATATCACCATTGATGTTGCCAGAGCAACATCAGACACATTATCTGGTGACGATTATGGCACGGTTGGTGTTGCCAGATTTAGAAAATCTCAATTCACTATAGGTGATAATGGTTCTGTATTGCTTAATACTGGTACTCAATCTGGTCTTGATGCCGACCTTCTCGATGGTTTCCAAGGTTCAGATTATAGAAATGCCAGTAAGATTGCTTCTGGTGTTTTGGGTAGACCATATCTTGAAGGAACATATGATATCAATATCACTAAAGAATCTGGTAGTACAGCATCACTGACAGCAAAATCTGGCACTCTAAACGACGATGAAACTCCAGGTGAAATCGATGCTGGTGGTTCTCTTGTTGTAAGAAGAAATGATACTGACAACTTATTAGATCCCCCAACAAAACCAAATCCAGCTGGTGAAGGAACCGTCAGTACAGCATCTGATTATCACGTAATCCTATCAATTAGAGGTGGTGGTGTTGATAATACCAACCAGTTTGGTGGTGTAACACAACTTGCCTTCACTGATGGCAACAACATGTACATTAGAGGCAGTAGTGGATCAGTTGCTTCTGACCAAAACTGGAGTACCTGGGGTAAAATATGGTCTTCTCAGAATGACTATACTACAGATCCAGCAAATACTGCTATTGAAGCTGGACCAAATGCTTATCGTCTAAGAAATAGAACGGGTCTTTGGTATCAGAATGCCAACTCATTTACTTTTGGCGATCTCAGTGATAGAAGGTTGCCTTCATACTTTACCCAGAAAGATATCAATACTAGATTAAGAATCCTTGAGGATACTGGAACTGGTAAGAGATATGACATCTACATCCAAGAAGTAACAGCATCTATTATTAATGCTTTTGATAACTCACCATTCACCGATACTCCTCGTGATGTAAAACTACTCACTGCTAGCGGAGACGATCCTGGTGTAATTAGGGTTAATAACATTACTGTTTACAATATTCAAGGTGAAGAAGTTGACACTTCAAACCTACAAAATATTAATGATTACTCTGCTCTGTATGCTATCGTAACTGGTACGATGAGTGCTGGTGGTAATTTTATCTTTACCGATGCTCAAGGTAATTCATTCCCAGCAGAATTCTTGGGTGATGATACCGTACAAATTAGATTCCACGATTATTCGCTATCGGACTATGACGGCGATAATGATGGAATGCCAGATGGCAACGTAGAGGCAATTCGTCTTGAGAGCGTTGGTGGCGAATCCTTCCTAATTATGGGAAGAGAGGATGGTCAGCAAGGTAGTGACACCACTCCACAAATCTGGTTCAGATCTTCTGCTACTGTACCTACTAATACAACCTTGTGGTACAACTCTGGATTCAAAGCTTCTGGTGGTAATGATAATAACGGTAGTGGTACTCTTGATGTTCTTGTTACCAGTCCAAATGCCTTTACAGTTGGTGGAAACACTGTTTGGAATGCTGGTAACACATTGATTACAGCAACAAATACTGGTTCTACATACAACACAACTGGCGGAAATTCTCAATTTGATGAGAATAATCCTGATAGTAACGTATCTCTCAGAAGCCTCGTAATGAGAGACGAAGATGGAAACTTTGCCGCTAATGTAATCTCGGCAGATCTTGATGGTACTGCTACTGGAAACCTACCAATTGATGGTGGTGTTTTGACTGGTGGACTACAAATTGGTGATAGTAACAACGATGCTTCATTTGTTGTTTACGGTCCTACTACGTTAAACGGAAACCTGAGTGTTATTGATTCTGGCACAATTGTAGTAGGAGAGAATGCTTTTGTTGCTGATCCTACTGATGGTATTGGTATCGGAACAACTCCAGATTACAAACTTGACTTGTATCAAAGAACTAATACATCTGGAAGTTCCACTGGCACTACACTATTCAGGCTTACAAACGATGTAAGAGATTTTGCTGATCCTGCTGCTGGAGATCTAAGTCAACAGAAGACATTTATTGACTTTACATTTGTAGATACCAATGAAAACTTCACTCCTCAGGTAAGAATTGGTGCCGAGGTTGGTGAAAATGGCGATGCCGATAATACCACAAAAGAAGGATCTGGTGCCTTTGTTGTCTACACAGCAACTGGTACTGGAGCATCCTCTGGCACGTTATCAGAAAAACTGAGAGTTGCCTATGATGGTAATGTTGGTATTAATGTTACAGATCCAACTTCTAAACTACACGTAGATGGTCAAATTCGTACACAAACTACCCTGTTAGCAGACGAAGGAATTACGATTGGAGAAAATACTGGAGCACCATTGATCTTCAATGGTGGTCCCACAGATACCACCACTGGCGGCAAAAACTTCCGCCTCGGAAATAACCTGTCATTGGGTGTTGATATCTTCGAAATCTCAACTTCCGTTGATAATGGTGGAACAACTTCTTGGACTACTGCTCAATCAGACCCAGATCCAAATGCTCCTGCTTTGGCAATCAAAGGTTCTACCAATGCCGTAGCTATCAATACTACAGCATTTAGTGGTATTGATAGTAGTGATGCTAATAATCTGATCACCAGAAACTATCAGTTGAATGTACAGGGTGATGTTAACTTTAACGGTCAGTTGTTCCAAGACAACGAACCATTTGTTACTTCACGTTGGACAGAAGCATCTTCAAACATTGTCAATTCTCTGCTACCTGATATCTACAGATTGTCTGCTGTTGGCATCAATACAGATACACCACAAGTAACGTTTGATGTTAGAGGTGCTGCTTCTATCAATAAGGATGAAAAGATTTCGTCTGCTTCATTTACAGACGCCACAGAATGGAATAATACTCCTGCTGGCAACGTAACTCGTACTGGAGCAAGAAGTTTCACAACTACTAGCGGAGCATCTGGTCTTTACACGGATCCAATTCTAAGAGATGGTATTCAATATAAGTTACGTATTGTAATTACATCGTTCACTGGAACTACATCTGCTTTAGAAATTAGAAATGGCGCTGGCACTGGATCTGCTCCACTATTACTAAGTATTCCAGCAGGTTCTACTGGTTTATTTGAAGATACATTTACTACTAGTGGAAACGAATTTGCTTCAATCTACTTTAGATCACTTGATGGTTCTATTGACGTTACATTTGCTGAGATTTCTATCGTTCCTACCACTGGCGACGGTTCTCTACGTGCTAATGGAGATAGACAGTGGATTGATTCTTACGGTGTATTCAAGGCAAACAGAAATACAATTTCTGAAAGTTTGGTAGTACCACAGAATACTAACTGTATGACTGCTGGACCAGTAACCATAAATAATAATGTTATCATCGAAATTGCTGACGGAGCCTCCTGGAGCATTGTATAAATGAGTCAATTATCAGTACACGATATCGTAGGTTTATCTGCTTACGATAATAAAATTAGAATTCCATCAGGTCATATGTTGGAACTAAACGGGAACATGAAGGTTCCCGTTTGGACGGAAGGTTCAAAACCACAAAATCCTGAAACAGGATTATTTGGTTACAACACGACGTTAGGTGTTGCCGAGTTATATGATGGTAATGAATGGGTTACTGTAGGTCAGCAACGTCTTACTGGAACTACTCAAGACACGGCTGGGTACGCTGCTGCTGAGGTAACAACAGCATTAAGTGCTCCAACCCCAACACAAAGATGGATTAAACCAGATCAAATTCAACCATTCCAAATTTATGTTGCCGATAACATGGCATCTTTGGGAGTAGTTCCTTCTGGAGGTCCAAACTGGGTATATAATATTAAAGGTCTTAATATTATTTCAAGATCCATCATAAATCAAACTGATACGATGCTCATTGATTATGATGATTTCCTGAAATTAGTTCAAAGATTATACGGTGGAGGAACTAGTAGTCCATATATCTATTGGTCTATTTGGGACATTGGTAATCAAGAATTAATTGGTATCACAAGAACTTACTTTACTAACGGCGATTTTGCTACATGGAGAGATCATCACACTGGAGATAACCCACCATCACTATCCCCATATGGTGGTAGTATGATTCCACACTGGGATGTATGGGCTACTACTGCTAGAAATGGCACAGCATATACAATTACAAACGATACTAGTCAACACGTAAGATCTATTCCTTATAGAAATAATACTTCCATTGTTGGGGGAAGTTACAGTCCACCTTCGTATGGTCTACACTATAAGAGAAATGGAAGTGGTGAGCACTATCCATGGAGAAATAGTGCTGATGTGAATACTTCTGAAGGTTATTTCTACCCATCTTCTAGTTATAGTTTCTATGGATATACGGGTCCAACTGGAAACGGTATTGTTCACTATATTTTCGTTGCTGAAAACTGATCTAAATAGTTAAAAGAGGTTTCATTTTAAATGGCTGGTATCTTAAGAGTAGATGAAATACAAAATGGTGCTGGGCAAAGTGCTTTTCAGATTGACGGAACTGGTATTGTAACTCCTACCGCTGGAATTCAATTGCCATATTACACAAATGCTACAAAACCATCGAGTCCTAATTTAGGTCTTTTAATTTTCAACACAGATTTAAAAACTGTTGAAATGTGGAATGGCACATCGTGGACAATTGTTTTTAGTGCTGGTATTGGTAAGAGTCCTTCAGTTCCTGCTGAAAGTGGATCTCAAATTTTAGCAGCAGATCCTACTGCCACGAATGGTCTTTACTGGATCAAACCACAAGGATACACTGGTACTCCAGAACAAGTTTATGTTGATTTTGGCGGTGGAATTTCTGGTATTACAGATGCTGGTCCTTGGGTTCGTGTTAGATATGAAACCGATTACTATTCAAGATCAGATGCTTGGAGAGGTCAAACTGGTTTGACTAATCCAGGAGCAGAAAGTACCACGGCATATTCTGGCGATTTTGCTTGGGAACAAGCTTATGGTTGGATTGATAGTGCTTTAGACAATGCCGACGAAGTTAGACAGAGATTCGAGTCCTGGGGTTATGGATCAGTAGGTTGGACCTATCAAGGAAACAACCCATACATGGAAGGTAAAGGTTTCGATGGACTTCCCTATACAAGATGGGGCGGTAATGGAGGATCACACACTGGTGTACCACCCAATGCTCGTCTTCCTGGAATGAGTCACAGCGTTACCAGTTTTAATGGACCATATAACAATCCAACGGCTGGTGGTACTGACCCAACTGATACTAATGATAGTGTTTGGAGAGTAGGTATATTTTACTTTAGATCTACCACACCAGAAGCAAAGCACCTACCAATCCGTGGTGTTTGGAACGCTGACGTTGATGGAGGCAGTGAGCAGAGATATTTCCCATTTAGAAATGGGGAAGCAGAGCAAGGCATCAACAGTGACATTTGGATCAAACTATAAGGAGGTAATGTAAATGTCTGATTTAAATGTAGGTAATTTAAACGCTAGTTTTGTAAACGCTTCTCAAGGTGTTACATTTCCTCAGGTCACTACTGCTACAAGACCAGCTGGTCAAAATGGATTGGTAGTATTCAATACTGATAGTAGTTTACTTGAAGTTTTTGATGGTACTGGTTGGGTAGAAATTGGTAGTGCTTCAAATTTGGATGGTTCTACTGAAGCACTTGCTGCTCCTGATGCTGAATGGATCTGGAACAATCGTCCAGATAAAACCCAAGGTTTAGCGAATAGTTTTAGGTGGGTCAAACTGCCTGGTGAAACTACAGCACGTAAAGTTTGGTGTAATTTCGAAAATAATGGTGGGGGTGGTCCTGCTGGAAATCGTCATGGGTGGATGTTATTTTACCAAAACTATGGAGGACCAAGATCTGCTGGAACTGAAAATATCCAAGGACAATCAGCAAATGGTAATGCTCAAGCACAATATACTATTTTTAATAGTAGTGCTTATTATGATGATACTTTACGACCCAAAAAAGATGGTGGAGTTTATATCTGTGGTAAAACTCACATCTGGGATATCGTAAAAGAGCAGCCTGGATGGGATATTATGAAAGCATATAATCTGTATGATGCTAATGGAAATGTTTTGAACGAGAACAGATCTTCTACTGATTCTGGTAATATGGGTATTTTCAACCAAGGAGCATATTGCCAGTCGAGACCAACCAGACAGGTTTATGATATTCTCTCAACAAGAGATGTCACTCTTTTAGAAATTTATGGTGATAGTTTACAATATGGCACTGGAACATTAAATAACTATGTCGGTCTTCATCTTGATTCTGGTAATCACGGGGGTCACTTTGATTGGGGAGAAACTAACACTTTAGCGAGTTGGAATACTACCATCAATAGAGGATTTTCTAACAATACTGATAATGTCTCTACCCCAAGAATGTATGGATGGGCGGCAAGACACTGGATTTCATACTCATCAAATAGCACTGGTAGCAATGCTCATCGTTGTCAGTATATTTGCTGGGGTTCTCAAGATCAGATTTTAGAAATTAGTTTGTATTGTAGGAGAAATTATAAAGAAAATTATTAATATGAAACATCCTCGTTATATTCCTGAGTTTGAATTTTTATTTTTCAATCCTTACCATGGCAATTTTCTACCAAAATCTTCTAAAGAAATATTTGGTGGAAAGAAAACTATACTATTAGGTCTTCCAGGAGCATTCACTCCTACTTGTACAAATTATCAAATGCCAGAGTTTGATGAAAGAGCTGAAGAGCTCAAGTCACACGGCATCGATCAGATTTGTGCTGTATTAGTAAATGATGGTTGGGTTCTTGGGGCATGGGCTAGAGAATTGGGGTTAAAAAACATACAACTACTTGGTGATGGTAATGGTGAATTTACCGAAGCAATGAATATGTTAGTTTCCTACAAACACATTCATTTTGGATGGAGATCCTGGAGATACTCTTGTTTAGTTGATGATATGAAAATCGAAAAATCTTGGATCGAAGAAGGATTTACAAACCATCCAATGGACGATCCATATGAAGTATGCCATGTTGCTAATGTTTTAGAGTATTTAAAAAATAATGAAAGTAACTGACAATTTTATCGAAGAAAAATATTTCAAAGAACTTCAACATATTTTTCTATCAAATGGATTTCCGTGGTATTTTTCTATTATAGACCACGAGAGTTATGAAGATCATGATTATCATTTTTCTCATGTATTTTCCCCAGAAGATCCATGTAGTGAATTGATACTACCAGCTCTTGATTTAATCAAACCAAAAAAAATTTTAAGGATAAAAGCAAATTTACAAACAAGAACTAAAAAAAATATCACACAATCATTTCACTTAGATCAAGAAGACCCAAATATTACTGTCGGAATTTTGTATTTAAATACATGTAATGGTTACACTTTATTTTCTGATGGAACTAAGGTAGAATCTGTAGAAAATAGATTTGTAGAATTTTCTTGTAGTTCAGAACATGCTGGAGTGACATGTACGGATCAACCTGGAAGGTTTGTAATTAATTTCAATTACTATAAATAATACTACACACCATTACACGTGATTACTATGGATACCGAACAACTTAGAAAGAATTTCGAAGAGCAACTTGTTAGTGCCGATAAGCAGATTGTCGAACTCGAAACAAACCTCGCTAAAGCAAAAGAATACAAACTGAAACTACTTGGTGGATTAGAAACACTCGATCTTCTAAATCCCAAAGAAGAAGAAACTGCTGAAGAACCAGCAGCAGAATAATCCTAAGTCCCTGCTTCCTAAATAGAAGTAGGGACTTTTTGTGTAAGATACATGGCAGCGCCAAGCACTAAGCAGCAACTAATTGATTACTGTAAACGTCAGTTGGGTGCTCCTGTACTGCAAATCAACATTGCTGATGAACAAGTAGATGACATCATTGACGATGCCATTCAGTTTTATCACGAACATCATTTTGATGGTCTTGAGAGAATGTACCTCAAGCACAATATTACTAATCTAGACATCACTAGATTTACTACACAGAATGAAGTTACACAAACTGTAGATCCAGATGCTACTGGTTGGGAGCACAGAAAAAACTTTCTAGAGATCCCTGAACATGTGATGGGTATTAGTAAGGTATTTGGTGTGTCATCAAACTTTGTTCGTAATGAACTATTTGGTATGACTAACCAGTTTTTCCTTATGGATATGTTCTCCTTCTCGAATGGTTTTAAGATGGGGAACTTTGACCTAACTAATTTCTATATGGTCAAACAGTATTTTGAAACTCTAGATCAGGTTATCAATACAGGTAACTTTGTAGAGTTTAGATTTACCAAAAGACAAGACAGGCTTTATGTTGATATTGATACCAGTAGATTAGTAGAAGGAAACTGGATCCTGATCGATTGCTGGGGTGCTGTAGATCCCAACACATTCACTCAAGTATATAATGACTCATTCCTCAAGAGGTATGCTACTGCTTTAATGAAGAGACAGTGGGGAGCAAACCTAATCAAATTTAATAACGTACAACTTCCTGGTGGCATCACTCTCAATGGTCGTCAGATTTGGGAGGATGGTAACAACGAAGTTCAAGCACTTGAAGCAGATATGCTTTCTAAGTATTCCCTCCCACCAATGGATATGATCGGATAAGATGCCAACATCACCTTACTTTCCTACTTACTATGGCGGTTATTCTGGCGAGCAAAATCTCGTACAGGATCTTGTTGACGAGCAGATTAAACTGTTCGGATCAGATATCTATTATCTACCCAGAACTATTCTGAAAGATAATACCTTAGATGACATCATCTATTCAAAGTATCAGACACAATTCCAGATTGAAATGCTTTTGGAAAACGTAACTGGTTTTGGAGATACATCAGAATTTATCAGTAAGTTTGGTCTACGTATTACTGACGAAGTAAAGTTTCGAGTATCTACAAGACGCTGGGATGAAGAAGCATCATCGTATGATCTAACTGTAGATGGTAGACCTAATGAGGGAGATCTTTTATACTTCCCTCTCACACAAGATCTATATGAAATTAAATTTGTAGAAAGAGAGAATCCTTTCTACCAGTTTGGCAAGCTCCAATTCTACACGATGACTGCCGAGATCTATGAGGTTGGTAGTGACAACATCGATGTTGGTGTAGAAGAAATTGACGAGATTGAAACCAAGTTCTCCAGTTCTATCAGGCTCTTTATGGATCCTGGTGGTACAGGTAACTTCCAGGTTGGTGAAGAAATCGTTGGAGATGAGTTCCTTGCTAAGGCAACGGCAACTATTGATGCCAATACTAATGTTGTAGATGGTGTGATCATGACTGATACTGGTTTGTATTACAACCAGGCATTACCCCCAACAGTTACATTCACAGGAGGTGGTGGTATTGGTGCCACAGGAACAGCAACCGTTAGTGCAACGGGTCTTATTACTGGTGTTGTTATTACTGACGGCGGTACTGGGTATACTTCAGCACCTACCGTTACAATCGACTACTCA